AGATATAAAATTGTTGCACCAGTAGCAAAAAACTTTGCTAAATCTTTTACAGCTTCATTACGCATTTTGTCATTTTTAAATACATAGAAAGGCATAGCAAATCTTGAATACCATAACCTTGGTGACCACATAAAGTTGTAAAGAAAACTTCTAAATGTCCTGTTTGTAAAAACATCAGATAAATCTGCTTCACCAGTAAATACGTTTACAATTTCTCCAGCCTGCTTGTAAACATCCTCAACGTCTGCTTGTGATGTAAAGTCAGCAAATTTTCCTCCTTGGTTAAAAGCACCTTCAGGTATTAACTGTTTCATTACGTTAAATCTTACGTTGTTTAAAAAAGCTGTATGAAATCTTGCTGACCCTCGAAGTATTGGACCAATACCAGTCCATGTTGGTAACCTATCAATAAAGTCTGACATGAATGCTTCTGCTCTTTGGTCTGCAGCAGAATCAGCACCAATCCTGTTAAATCTCATACCACCAACATTTACAAACATATCAAAGTCTTTATCTTGTTCTATGAGTGCATCGCTTTGTCTTAAGGAATCTTCACTCATCATAGCTTTTAAACCAGTTTTAAAAGCAGGGAAAGCTGCTCTTGGTCTTGTAACAGTGTATACAACTGCTTGTCTTAGAAAAGCACCTAAATCCATCGTGCCTCTTATAGCTTTACCCAAGAACATGACGTTTGAAATCAAACTATAATCTAATTTCTTTTTGTTTTGATTTGGTTGCTTATCTATTCTTTCTAAAGTATCAACTAATTCACTGTCTTTACCAAAAAATCTTCTTAGCCTTTGTATGTCAATTGATTTTATGTCTGGAACTTTATCTGTTAACTTTAAGAAGGATTCAAAAAACTCACTTCTTCTAACTCTATTAGGAATAAATGTAATTACATCTCTTAAAAAATCACCTATTTCTTGTGGTGATACTTGTCTTGGTTGAACGTTACCCGTTTCCCATGGTCTAAAGTCTTCATTAATTCTGCTGTTTGTTCTTGCTAAAAATCTTCTTTTAATAAAACCAATCTCGCTGTCAGTAAGAACTCTTGCTTCACCTCTTTTTGCACGAGCATTTGCTCTATCTAAGAATGGTCGTAAGAACTCTTTTTCTGCATCGGTAACATATTGCAGTCTAAATACAAATTCTTTGTCATCAATAAGATTCTTTGGTAGGTTTTTAAATATATCCTCAGGAATATCTGTGCCATCACTGCCGAGCATCAAACCTCTTTGTCTTTCACCAAAAGCACCAAGTCTTGTAGGTTGATTTATTTGCTCAGATGTTAAAGGTCTTGCTTGCCTTAATTGTTGAAAATCAATAGAACCGTCAGGGTCTACTGCACCTCTTATTCCTTGCCCTTCAAGAATCTGGTTAATCCTGTCAGCATTCTGATTCTTGTACTCGGTGTAGGACTGAGTAAAGGCTCCACTTTCTTGGGAGACAACCCTCGTTCTAATCGCAGTTGGTCTCGCCTCCGTTGCATTCTGTCTACCAGTTCTCCGAAAGTAATCGTTGATGAGTTGTTCGAAGTCGATGATTTTGTCTGATTCTTCTCCATAGTTAGGATTATACTTTCTAACAGTAAAATATTCAAGTGATTGAAAATCACCACTTACAGTAAATCCTGCAAATCCATTTTCGTTTGCAAGTTGTGTGATAGCTTGCAAATCATCATCTGTTAATCTATTTGTAAATGTGTAAACAGTTGAAAAATCACGAGTCACTCCCGGCTCAATAACTTCACCAATTGGTAAGTCTTCTAGTGGATTTCTTGCTGTTCCCATTGGTGCTCTTACAGGTCGTAAATCATCTTGTGTAATTCTATTTGTAATTATAATTTCTTTTTGATTTAAATCTTTGTCTGCGATGTCAACAATTCTTGCAACAGATAAATCAGAATTCGCTGGATTTGTAACAATCATATCAATACTCGGTTCTATTTCATTAAAATATTGTCCAACACCCGGTGCAATTCTGAGGTCTGAAAATCCTCTTTCTAAGTTTTGTAAACCTCTATTTTCATTTTCTATAAAAATACCTGCGTTTGCATTCAAAGCAGACAACTCTGAGAACAATCTGTTTCTTGGTGTTACGCCACTTTCTTGAAATATTTTCTTTATTTCATTTTGTTTGTCTACATATTGCTGTGGAAACAATCTTGTTGCAGGTTGGTCTGCTTCACCAGTTACAGATGGTGAAATACTTACCCTCATTCTTGGTTGTGTAGGTGCAGTACCATAAGAAGGAAATATAGATTCTTGTATAAATGGTTGGTCAACTTCTGTTGGTCTTAATATATTTGGTACGTCTAATGGTTGGTTTTGTCTTGCTAAACTTCTGCCAAGCAGTCCAACTCCTGCTGCAGTTGGTAAAGCAGTTGATAGCAAAGCAGTAAATGTATTTTCAAATGGTTGTGCAATACCTTCTTGTTGTCTTTGTTCTACACCAGAAATTGCTGTAGCAGCCGGCAATTGAACTGCAGTCTCTGCTGCTAATCTTCTTCCAAACGGTCCACCTGCAACAGGTTCTGCAAATGTTCTTATTGTTCTAGGCACTATACCAGTGCCCAAATTTCCTAACACTGCAGGTCCTGCACCTGCTGTTAATATTGTAGTTCCTAAATCTAATGGTGATGTTAATGCTGCTGCACCTCCAAGTGTTGCCTCTAATCCTGTCATCCCACCTACAAAAGGTACACCTTCTGGAATTTCAGAGCCAAACTGTGCACCATATTGTCTTGCAACGGCTGGGTCAATCAGAGGTGTAAGAACTTCACCAGCCTCATAAAGACGTTCACCACCACCAACAGGAAGCTGTCTAACTGCTTCTCCTCCCGGCATAAAATAAGTACCAAATTCTGCAAGCCCTAATCCAAAATCTCTTAAATCTTCACGACTAGGATTTACAACACCACCTTCACCAAAAAAATTAATACCAGCATCTTGTGTTCTTTGAGGAGGTCCATATTGAGGAATGCTTACAGTTGGTTCAACATCACCTAAATTACTTATGTAATTTAAAAACTGTCTGAACTTACCGGGTTCTTTTACTTTTACATTTGGACCAATAGTTTCTTTTGCTACTTGGTCAAGTAATTGTTCGTCTCTTTGAAAGTCTTGAAATGTCACTTTTACCTTCCAAAAAAGAATCTACCACCAGATGTAATTCCTCTGTCACCCATACCTGTTCGTGCTGCAGGTTGGTTTCTAAACATATCTTGGAAGTCAAGACCTTGTATGTATTGTTGGAAGGTTGGGGGTGTTTCGCCCATTCTACCTGCTCTTCCGTATACACCTAAGTAATCAGTAAATACAGGTTTGTAAAGATTTCTAAAAAAATTTCTTTGATTAAAACCTTGTGCTTCAGGTAAAAAAGATTGAAGTAAGGCTTGCCTACCTAAATCAGTATCCTCTAGTGTAGATGCAAATAAATTGCCTGCAGAGTAATCTGGTCCCATTACCATGTTGTGCCCCCTTTATCCCAAACCAAATCTTTGTTGTAAGAATGGTAAGAATGTATTTTCTCTTCCAAAACCTTCACTTTCTTGAAAATCTTGTAACACCTGTGCAGATGTTGGTAAAAATCTATTAGCAAATAAAGAGCCAAACCTATTTCTAGCAGCACCTCTTGCTAACTGTTCTGCTTCTATGGCAAAAGGATTTCGACTAACACCAGTTCCCACTCCTAATTGTGGGTTCTGTAATTCAGATAAAAAAGGATTATCAGGGTTTCTTCCCATTCCAACTAAATTTTGGAATGTTTGTGCTGCTTGTTGAAAAGGATTGCCAGTAAGTCTTAATGGTGCACCTTGTTGATTTATTGCTGTTTGAATATTTCTTGCTGCAACTAAAGGTTGTGACAATAAATTTGCTGCTGCACGACCAAAACCACCTGTAATATCTATGTTTGGCAATGCTCTTCCAACAGCTTGCCTTCCTTGAACAAATGGACTTGTAAAATCTGGTAAAAATTGTTCTAAAAAGTCTTGTCGTAATTGTCCAGAATCACCTTCTTGTGAAAATGCACCTGTGTTGAATGCTCTTGAACCAATGTTTTGACCTTGTGAATTAAAAACTGTAGCGTTTTCTGGTAAACCATCTTGCACGCCATCTACTGTTACAACTGCTGCACCAGAGTCTTCAATGTCACCAACTCCAAACTGCCTTCCTCTTCTTTGTGCTTCTGCCTCGCTAGTTGCTTGAACGAAAAAAGTTTGAGTGCTTCCGTTTGGCAACCTAACTGTTATTTGATAATACCTCATTCTTCTTCTAATCCTATACTTCTAAGTAATTGAGTTCTTTCACTTTGGGCTCCGGGTCTGGGTGCTGCCGTGTTATTGCCTTGGTTAGGTGATGGAGTATTCGGTATGCCTCCCATGGCTGCATTAGGCATGACCTCTGGTCTTACTCCATTCGATGTAGGGGCTCCCTGCTGAGGGGGTGCCATTGGTTGCTGCATCTGTCCATATTGTTGCATAAATGCCATACGTTGTGCAAGTTCCTGCATCTGTTTTTGTTCTTCAGCAATTTTAATTTCTTGCAAGTAATGTTGAGCCATTTGCTCATCACCACTCTTCATTGCTGCAGTGTAAAGCTGAACTAACTGCATAATCGGTGTCGATGTTCTTGCAATCTGTTCGTATATTCTTTGTCTTTCTAAATCTGCATCTTGCATTCTAAGAATTCTATCTCTTGCAAAGTCCATTGACACAAGCGACTCACCAGTTGCTGTAGGTTGAGTTGCCATCTGTGCAATTGAATATCTTTGCATATCATCTTCTGGTAATGCAGGCAGTAAAGTAAATGTTAAATCACCGTGGTTTTTTATGTCATCTGGTTTTATCGGTCCATCAAAAGGCATCTTTGCGTATGTTTTACCCGATACATTCAACGCCTTGTACGATTTAGTTTCGTACATCATAATCAAATGTTCAAAAGACATCTCAAGTAAGTTCTGAACTGCTGTAAGTCTTGGAATAACTTTCTGTTCTATGTTAGTTCCAAGCTGTCTCATCGCATAACCAGATATAGGTGCTTGTAATATTCCAAAAGCCTGTGGTGGTAATCCACCGTCTACTTCATCGTCATTGATTGCACCAAGCAATACGTCTGCATCTCTTGGTGATTGTGACAACGGTAGTGGCTGTACGTCTTCTTGGTTTTGAGTTGACACATTTATTTGTGACCCCTTCTTTGACGGGTTGTCTTCCAATGCCTTAGTTCCGTCTAACGATGAAACCTTGTAGGCTTGGTCTACTGCTCTTGCAGCAAGTGCCATCCTGTATGAGAAAACTCTGTTTTTAAACTTAATGATGTCCCTGTTAGGAGCAAAAATTGATTCTGAGAAGTCTTTAATTGGGTCTTCAATGTCTGCCATACTATCAATCTGTCGCATTCCTGTGTCAGATGTAGCAAGTAAGGGTACACTCCCAACAGGAACAGTACATATCGGGAACATCATTGCAAAAGTGTCTGCAGGTTTCTTGGCATAATGGTCATCAATAATTACATAGTTCATGTATTTGACTTCACCGTTTACAACTTGTCTTTCGTAACAGTCGTAAACAAACTCTACTTCGTGACCATCGTCAAGCGTTACATCGTAAAATTTAAAATTCTTGTAGGTGTCTCTTATCTCTGACCTTGTTTGAGTCATTCTGTAAGCTGCAAAGATTGGTTCTTCTTCTCCGTACTGGACAACCAAATGTCTTGGGTCTAGTGGTTTTATCTCTGCAAAAGTATCACCGTTTGGTTTCTTTCTAAGCAGTGACCTCGCTGCTATCCTACCACCTCGTACCGTAGAGTACCAAGCAAGCTGAGATACAAGCAAAGGCTCACCTTTTCTTTGCAATCTCTTGTTTATTTGCCTGTGCATTCCAATGACTAATCTTTCTAAGTTGTCATTTGCAGCACGTTTCTGTTCGTCTGCAGCATCATTGTGCACTCTTACAACTTGCTCAGAACCAGAAATAAAACTTTCTATCTTGTCTGCTAATGTTCTTAGTGAGTTAGTTGTGTAAGCATCTTCTGGGTCGACACCTTCTTCTTCGTCTGGGACAAAGTGAGTTAATCTCCATGAGGAGTAATCCATGTCCATTCTGTCATGTAAAGGTTGGTCTTGGTCAAATAGTGTTTCTATTTTATTTAAAACATCAGCAACTATTTCGTCTTGTGTCTTTCTAGCCATTATCTAAATCTCGTCACTGGGATAATCTCCCTTGAATAGTTTTCATTACCGGCATAACCAAACTGATTTACCATCAGATAAGTTAATGCCTTTACAGCATGATTATACTTGTCTCTTGGAACATTTCCAACTACCCCACCTTCTCGGTTCATCTGCCAACTGTAAACTCTGACCTGTCCGTCAAACGGATTTGGTCCTCCACCAAGTTCAGAAATCAGTCCTTTGCAAGTAGGGTCAATGATTATTCCGGGCTCCATGTCTATCGGGTCTGGCTTGAGCATACTGTTCATTCTCTCAATACCGTCAATAATCTTAACGGGCTGGCTTTGCA